TATTGACTCCCGTTATTAAATAAGCAGGATTAAAGTTTAAAGTGGTATTGACACCTCCTCCATCGTCAATACTAACAAGATGATAGGTAGTGGTGTTGGTTTTCATATCATGTGATACCACCATGTCGCATTTGCCGGTAGCGGAAACAAGATTAGCGTTGTCATGCACAAACCAATAAATGGTCTCATTAGAGCCATCTTCAAAAGCCCCTATACATCGTGCCGTAGCACTTAAGGGTTGTCCACCAAATTCTAAGGCCGTAAGAACCGTATTCCCTTTTGAGTTTTCTACTGACCCCACTTCAGATTGCTCCGTTGAGCCTAACCTGACATTCATAGCATCAATATATTGACCTTGAGGTACTAAGCGCTCATCAACGCTTTTATTCATTCTACCTTGTATAAAATTACGCGTTAACTTTGCCATCTTATTTAATCCACTTCGCTTGCCCCCTTAGATTCATTAATAGTCTTCCGGGATGAATGTTGCTGATTCTAATCTTAGCATTACGCAATAATGCCGCTTAGTATATTCCTGCACATTTAGTTTGCTATCAAGAATCATGTATTGAATGTAGGCATAAATGTATTCTTCAAATAACTTATTTACATGCACCAACGCGTCATCTCCATTTTGCATTCCATCGGAAACGTATTCTAAAATACAGGTTTCTCCTGCCATCCCTGAACTAAAATTAATCACTCCTTTTGAAGACTCAATCCTAAATGTAGGGTTGAAGTTTGCCGTTTCAGTATTTAACCCAAAGCGCGCGCCTATTTGAAAATCAAAATACCATGCGCCACCAATGTTCCACCCCATAAAGCCATTATAAGGACTCCCCTCATTAAGATAAATGCTTTTTGTTGCTCCGGTAAGGCGATTAGTATCGATGTCTGAATTTTGAGGCTCCAATGCATATCCTTGAGCATCAAACAAAATTCTACAATTATTATCTTGCAAGTATGCCGTAGCACTATTTATCTGTATGTTCTCCGTAAGTGGTCTTAAAACTCCATCTCTTAATAATGATATTCTAATCCAATTAACATAATCCGACGGCAATACAAACCTTAGTGTATCACAAACACTTAATTCTAAAACCTTTATTTCTTTAAAAGCATCATAATTAAGTTCCTGTATTGCGCGTTTAGCATGAAATAAAATCTTATATCTTTCTTCATTATTAACTAAAGAATGATTACCCGAATACATTAATTCGAAGTTATTAACTATATCATGAAGCGACACCCATTGATAAGACCCCCAATTAGCATCTTCAGGAATTGCCCCTCCGTTTTCATAATATTGATACTGTGTTATATATGCCATACTATTGTTCTTCTTGAGTGTTTTCTAATTCCTCTTGACTCGCAGCTTTGTAGATGTCTATTTCTCTAATAGATAATCCTGTATATTGTAATATTTTATTTACTAAGTTGGGTTCATCAGATGCCGGAATTTCAAAATCAATATAATCTAAATTGGTTTCATCAAATAAAGGCTCTCCATTTGGAAGAGTAAGATAAGTCCATTTTGGTATTCTAGGATACCGTATATAAGTACACAACACATCAGTTATAATTGTACTAGGAAATACCTGAATATTATTAGTTATAGGAGATTGGACGGCAGGAGGCGCAATGTAAGTAGCAGGCCCTACAGTATATGCCGGATATTGTGCATTGGGAGCAGTTAAGTTAGACATAACTAACTTCCCAATCTTGGCTATCGAAACTCTCTCTATATCAACATATGTGACAGGAAGTATAGGTGGAGAAATTTGTATTTTGGATATAGTATACCAATCTACAGGTAATGAAAAATAGGGAGCAGCATACGTTAGATAAAGAGAAAGGGTAAAATAGTCTACTACTTCTTCTAGTTGTTGTCTAATATCAGCTAGTCCTGTTCCTGAAGTTCTAGCATTTTCTTTATTAATTTGATAATTGTAATCATAAAAATAATCTTCAAATATATCTAACTGCGCTTGTTTGGCAAATAGATTGAAATCTGAAGGGGAAATATATCCGTAATTATTCTTGTTCAATACAGATAATACGGTGTTCCTTACAGAGTTTATCATACTCATAGAGCCATTCTTTTATACAAAGATAGTAAAATAAAAAAAGGTCGCATTTTTTCTACGACCCTTCTTATAAACACCAAAACAAAGTATCCTTAAGGATACCTTTATTTATGTAATAACAATAGTATCAATAAACGCTAATACTCCTGAATCGACATCAGTAACCACTTTAGGTCTGTCGTTAGGACTAGAAGCTTCCACCATTGCATCCAAAATAAGATTTGCAAATAATGGGTTAGCCGCGCTTCCATAGTCAGTATGAGTGATGGTATAAGTAGCATTAGCTACTGCCGTCACTAAAATAACTGTAGAAGTTGCAGATGCTTGATTTACAGATGCAATTGCATCAAGAGGCAGCAACTGATAAGTAGTGGTTGCATCTTGCGAATATACGATATAAGCTTTAGCCGTATCTACACCATCTCCTGCCACCATATTTAATTGTGTGGTTACGCCGGGAGGTACGGGGAAATCAAGACTTGCTACGGGTCCCGCAATTGCGGCATCTGTAGAGTTAAAAACGATATCGCCGGGTCGAATTCCATCAACAAAGAAAGTCGCTGCTACATCAATAAGTTGGTCAGTAGGGATTCCATTAGCGGTCGTTGTTCCTGTAGCCATTTGTTGTGCTACGCTGAGTTTTATATATTTAGACATTTTTATTTATTTATTAGGTTATATAATTAAACTTTTTCCGTTAAGTGTTCTAAAATCTTTAAGGCTTCAATTCCATCATCAGACTGCAAGAAAGAAGATACTATATGGTCGCGGCTTTCGCCAAAAGGCACAGTAAGCATTTTCTTTTTATTAGTAGGAGTGTTAAAGTAGATTTGGTTTTTCTTTACAACTAATAAATTATCAGAAAAGAAACCATTTACTTTAGCTTGTAATGTCAGCATAGGGTCATTAAGAACATCTAAAAATTCTATTGGATGCTTGCGAGAAAAAACAAGGACATCGCGTTTTAATTCTGCCGTTGTCATATTTTCTACTTGCTTGCCTAAAACTACTCGCGCCACCTGCTCAAGTCTAGTTACATCTAAGTTCCTAGCCTCAATAAGTGCATCAACTTCATCATTCATTATTTCTAGTTCTTCGCTTGCATCTGCCTCTAAGTTTACCTCAACAAAGACTCCCCCGTTGTCGGGATGGTAATGAAGAAATTCTTGGAGAACAGGATTAGTTCGAGAAACCGAAAGAAATCCATCTTGAAATATAATAGGCTCTAAAATTGCATTGCCATCTTGCTCCTCCTCGAAAGGGGATTTTTGGTTCCTCGCATACCTCATAGGTTTATTAACTCCCTCCTTTTCATCAAAGTAAAGAAGAGGTTTCCTTCGGGTATGTTTAGAAGAAAGCATGAAGGCTAAAGGAGCCATATCGCGTGTCAATTTATAAGTTTTATCCACTAAAACCTTTTTAGGTTTAGAAGAAGTTTTTATTGTTTTTGTACTCATTAGATTATATTAAATTAAATTTAAAAAAGGGGAGGATTTTACTCCTCCCCATTAAAACTATGCTTCCATTATGAAGAAGTTGTTCGCACCTAAAGTACAAACTGCTCTTTCAGAAAGGAAATGAACATTCATTTCATCAATGCCTGATGTTCTAGCACCTCCGGCAGAACCTGTTATCCAAGTCTTATACCTTCGGTCTTCTGTTTCAGACGCTCTGTAACGAACATGCAAGAAAGGTCTCTTGGCGTTTTTGCCCATTACTTGGTCATAAACACTTGTTGAACCCGCAGGAACCATAAGTCCGAAGACTTCGCCCGCGTGAATTCCACCCCTCATAGCAGCATCATTAAGATACTTCCAATCAGATTTGTAGAAATCATAGCCTCTTCTGAAGCCTTTAAAGCCTAAGTTAAGAGCCATCTCTTCGTCGTTATCGAACAATCCATAAGATGTTCCATTAACGCCATATGAGTTTTGAGCCGCTAACATATCATCGATATCAAAGCTAAGTTCCCTATTACAGAAAATTACATTCTCTTCAATAGAACCTTGCTTATCAAGCCTTTGGATGATAGCATCAAAATCAGCAAGAGATGAAGGAGAGCCACTGAAGACGTTTCCTCTATTCCTTACTACCCAAAACACACCCTGAGAGCCTTTGTTACCTACATTGCCGCCTGCTGCAATAGCTGCTGCTCCTGAACCTACTTCAGCAGGGACAGTTTCAATCATGGCAGTTTCTAGGTAATCATCAAATCTCATTCTTGTGTCAGACTCAGACTTAAGATACCAAAGGTATCCTGAAGCGCCTAACTCAGAAGTGATTTCTACCCATCCAATTTGCGCCATATCAGAACCACTCACGACATATTTGTCGCGGATGATAATAGGCGAGTTCTCGAAGATGTAGTCATCAGACTCTAATCCAAGCATTAATGCATCATCAGAGGCTTTCTGAAATTCAGAACCATATA